ATAACACAGACTCAAACGCAGATTTCCATCAAACAGTAGCAGACATGGCTCAGATACCACGTTCACAAGCAAAGACAATTAACCTTGGACTATTCTATGGAATGGGTAAGGCTAAACTTCAAGCAGAATTAGGTGTTACTAAAGAAAAAGCTGCAGAATTATTTAATACCTATCATCAAAGAGTACCGTTTGTTAAACAGTTGATGGAGAAAGCTTCTAACAGAGCACAGGACAGAGGACAGATAAGAACTTTACTAGGTAGACTATGTAGGTTTCATTTATGGGAACCTAATCAATTTGGTATGCATAAAGCATTGCCTCACGAAGAAGCACTCAGGGAACATGGACCAGGGATTAGAAGAGCTTATACCTATAAATCTTTAAATAAATTAATTCAAGGTAGTGCTGCAGACATGACAAAAAAATCTATGTTAGAATTATATAAGGAAGGAATAATACCACATATACAAATTCATGATGAATTAGATTTGTCGATTGAAAATGACGCACAGGCAAAAAAAATTATTGAGATTATGGAGCAGGCTGTTACACTTGAAGTCCCAAATAAAGTTGATTATGAATCAGGTGACAATTGGGGGGAGATAAATGATTAATGGCTTATTTAAATGCAAACATACCTGTTATAGAATGTTATGTCCGAGGTAATTATCTAAGAGATCAAAGAGATTCACACGATAAATACTTTGAATGTACTATATTTGGTTTTAGTTCTATTCCTAATTCTACACCTTTATTTCATTTTATGATGTCAGATGGTGGTCTATGGTGGCGAGCACCTATCTCAGCCTTTTGTAAAAAACCTAACGTTAAAGAGTTACCATTAGATGAGCTTATGATGTGGGATTGTTTTAGTTACAACGTGGCTGTTACAACTTTTTATGAATTAGCTGGATGTAAAGTAAAATATATATCAAGACGTAAAGTTAAAAGAGAAGGAACATATTTGTTTACAATTGATTGGTGTGGTGGAGACTTTAATGAATTAAATTTTGGTTATTCAGAAAAACCAGATCAACATAAATGTGGACACGTAATAGAACTAGATGATGGAAA